TCTTTTAACAGCTTAATCCTGCCTCGCAATGCTGCTGTTTTTAATTCAGTTAACTTCTGGAAATCGTTTCGTTCTCTTGCATTAATAAGTTCAACTTCAAGCCATTTTCTTACAAATACCCATGTTGGAGAATATGCGTCAATAAGACCGTCATAATCAAAATTCCTTGGTATCTTGACCTCTAATCTTTCTATCTGCTTATTTTTTCTGGGTTTAAACCACAACATTATGCTCCTATTGCATCCTATAGTTCTTTTTCCCTAAGTGATGAGCAAGGCTCTTCTTTGCTCCTTCTAATTTAGCTTTTTCAAACCCAATTCGATCATTAATATAACGTTTGATTATCTTCCCACACTCTGAACATTTTTCAACACCCATATTTGTCCCATAGGGATCTATTATAATAAAATTAACATTATAATGTTTACATTCCGCTTGACATATCTTTAGCTCTAACGCCTCAAACCTCTCTCTTGTTTTTTTTAACATTTTACCTCCAAGCGATGTTTAAAACACACCGTCTTTCCCCTCCGTGAAATTACTTAACCATTCAATTTCAGAAATTTCCACCCAGTTCTCAGCTTCAGCTTCACTATTAATCTCAGCGCAACTTATGCTATGCCCTGTTTTGTCAGCTTCTTCTACAACAAACACATGCCCCCACCGTGTTGTTTCTACCTCACCGACTATTGAAATGTATCTGCCTCCGTAATGACGATAATATTTTCCTTTTTCAAAGCGCATTCGATTTTCCTCCTAAAATCATATTAATCTTCAAAAGCTCTGCCATCCTTTGCTTTTCCTGCTGGCTCGCTTACTGGTTCTATAATTTGCTCTCCCCCACCTTTTTGTGAAGATAGATCACGCTGTAAGTTCATTTTCGCTGAATTTGTTGCAAGATCGGCTTTTATCTTATCAAGGCTTATCCCTGATTTAGACGAAAATTCCATTATCTTTATTTGGTAGTCTATTCCCTTTATTTCTTTTTCGTGCTGTCTCTCGGCTTCTGCGTCTTTGGCTTTTTCTTGAAGCTCGGATATTGTAGCGTCTCTTCTCAATTTAAACTCTTCGTTTTGACCTTTCTGCGACATTTCGGCTTTTTCCATTTCTGTTTGAGCTCTTATCTCTGCGGCTGCAATACGTGGATCTTTTGGCTGTTCGGTTTGTTTTTCTTCATCTGCCTTTATCTCGTCATCAGATTTAAGTATATCTAAATGCATTGCAGAAAATAAGGCTTTAATGGCTTTCTTCCAGTCAACTAATGCTTTTATATCAGGGTCTTGTTTTGCCTGGAATACTTGGAATAATGACTTAGCCTGCTGGTCTTTTTCAAGAAGTACTGAAGTGCCTCTGACGTCCACGTTATAGTCGCCTTTAATTTCCGGGTCCTCGTTGTATTGCATATTCCACGAATAATAACGAGTTATATGCGGTCTTGTAATCCTGTCATCCCATGTTTTTACTCTTGATCTGAGCGCTACGTTGTTTGCATCAACCATTATGTTCGTTGCGCCCAAGGTTTCCGGTATCTCGCCTTTTTCACCCTGAAACATCATCGGCAAAGAGGTTTCCATGTCTATGAACCTTAAGGCTAACTCTATTATATTCTGGAGCTCTACTTGATTATTCGCTATCTGAAACTGAGCGAAGGCCTGCCTTACATCTTCACTCTCTCCTGTCGCCCTCCATATTTTTTTGCCTGTGATTTCCCACCTACCATCGTCCGGCTCAACCCCTGATCCTAAAACTATATTAGCTCCCGCAGAATCGCCGGCGTTGTCCATCATTGCCCGCCAAGCCGCAATCAAACATCTTTGCTGCCATAAAGCTATTCTTGGGATACCTATTCCCCACGGAGAGCCGTTGACAGTTGTCCACTGAAAAAAATCATACGGTAGCTCACCTGAATCAAGGGTGTTTAATAGAACTTTGATCGGTCTGTCATTAACAAAGACAACACACGCTGATAAAGACTCGGCATTCGCTTCTGAGCAATCACACCCTAAAGACTCCAGGGATTCCTTATCTAAGTCCCCGTAGTATTCCCATCTTTCGTAAGTTGAACCAGCTGACGCAATCGTTTGTTTTATCTGTTGTTTTTTGTTTTGTGCGATATTTACGGTGGTTCTTTTAGGTTCTTCAGATAAAATCATAAGGATTTGGTCTTCTAAATATCCATCAACGCCTATTAATTTCCTTAGTTCCCGAGGGAGTATTTCGTCACGTTCCCACATGTATGCTGCTCTTGAAATATCTTCTTCGCAATCAGGGTCAGGGTAAATATTCCACGGATCAACACTCTTAGAAGCTGGTTTGAAGTCCTCTATAATTTCTGCAACATGAACTGTTGTTTCTCCATCTGTTTCAGGTTTCCATGACCTTTTAATGGTTTTGACTACGTTCGGGCCTTTTAAAATTCCGGTTCCGAGTCTGACTGCATTTGCAACTACCTTCCTGCATTCCCCGTTATATCCACATTCTGTTAATTGATCGTCTATTGCCGTTTCCATTCCTGACATTTTATCTTTTGCTACATCCATATCAGAGGTGGCAACGTCTTTTATCTGCATGGGCTGGCCGTCAGGTCTTTGTAATGGCTGGTTGTCTTTAGCTGCTTGTCGAGTGTCTTTCATTGCTTCGGATAGTTCTGGAGCAGGTGTTACTTTCAGCCCCCAGTTCCGATCGTCAACTGGTAATAATATATCAGAGAACCTCCCTTCTGCTACTTCACACTTGCCGCGGATGACATTGACAACAACCTGAGACCTCTTCGGTCCGGATGAACTTTTAAGAGTTGCTTCACCTGTGGCATAGTCTATCATTCTATCTTGACTTGATTTGTCCACGCCGTTGAAGGTATTTTCATCTTGAGACCACCTGGATTCCACGCCGCTTGCGGCTCTCGCTTCCACTGCTTCGTTTCTTTTTGATAGTAAAGTCGAGGCAAGGGAACGTATTAACTGCATACGTTCTTTGTCGGGCTCGTCTGTTTCTTCTGTGTTCTCTATTCCTTCGTAGTCTGTCATAATTCCCTTTAATAGTTTATAACCTCGTCTATTGGCTGATACCCTTGATGATAAACCATCTTAGGCTTCTCGTCTTCGTTTGTGAAAGAGTCTGCATTCACACAGATATACCTTAAATTATCACAGCCGTGCGAACTCCAGTCATGGAGTGGCGCACCAGGCTCCTGTGTCTTTAGATTAATATGACGTCTGTATCTCTTTATGCACTCAACAAGTCTGTGGTGTCCTTGAGAAGAGCCTTCTATCTTTTTAGCAAGCCCAGTTTTTTCTCGGTCAAAGTATAACCGGTTGAACAGCATGCGCACCTGCATAATACCTGACTCAATTCCTATTTGTGCAATTTCTTCTATTTTTGCTACGTTCCAACCAAGTTTTTTAAGAATCTGCTCTGTTGACATACCGGTTTTAAAATCTTTATGATAGCCATCGTGCGGGAGCCAAACTTTGCCCCAATTATACATTTTTGCTTTTAACAGGGCTGAATAGTAGTCAAGGGTTTTGTGGGAGTCTTCAATATATTCAATTATTCTTAACTCCGATGTGTGTTTTTGTACGAGTGAGATCGCCATCGCGTCGTTCCAGCCAAGGTCAAATATGACCTGTACCTTTAACATGGGATCATAAGGCACATTGCATATTCTATTTTCATTCGCGGCTTTTTGCACCTCGTTGTAATAAATAGCACCTTCAACAGCAGGTTTACACTCCCCTTCCCAGATATTTCGATAGCCTTCAGGGTCGTTCTTTTTGCAATATAAACGTTCTTTTTCGAGCACTTCGGGAAACCAAGGGTTGTCTTTATAGTCTAATTTCACGGCAGCGGTGTCGGGAGGAGGATTAGCAACAAATCTTTGGAACGTTTCGTCTGACTCCAATGAAGGGTTAAATGTTATCCATATCTCTGAGTTTTCTTTTCGTATAGTAGGTATCAATATGTCCCACGACCGTTTTGTAATAGTGTGAGCTTCTTCCGCCCAGACGAAATCAACACCTTCCATTGACTTGATCGATTCGATAGTTTGTGTTGATAGGCCAGCAAAATTAAATTCACTTCCTGCTTTGCCCCTGATTGTGCTTTCTAAAATCTCAAAGTAAGCTCCGAGGTTTAATAAGCTAATCTGGTCTGATAGGAGTTTATGGACGGAATCTTTAATTGATCTTTGAACTTCTCTGGCACATAGCACCCTAATAGGCTCTGTGGCTGCCTTAATTAATAACGCTCTGGCGCAGGACCAGCTACGAGATCCACCTCTCCCGCCATATATAACTTTATATCGGTGCGGCTGGAATAATATATCCAGCTTCTCGGGGAATTGAGCTTTTAAGATACCATTGTCCATTTTACTTTGCCCTTGATTCAGGTCTCGGGTTAAAAAATGCTTCGTGTCTCCCGCCCGTTACAAGTGGAGACTTTCCTGTGTCATTACAAATGCTTAACTTTTGAGGTTCAGCCGGCTTTGAGCGTTTTTTGGCGATTTCAGGCAGATTGTCAGTATCTTTTGCATTAACCTCATATAAAACTTTACCGTTTTTTGTTATCTCAAAGGGTAGGCTCTTGAGTTCTGCGCTCAGGTGTTTGTTTAGTTTTTTTATGCTTATTTGCCGCATGTTTGCCTATTCCCTTGCATCTGTTTTGCCGTTACAGAGCATCTCCGGGCTTCTGTTTTTTGCTAATTAAGCTGTCTTTTAGTATTATCGCTGCTTGTCACTCGCATTAACGAATGTAACTTCAACGCCCTTTAGCTCCTCACCGTCTTTGCCTGTGTGTTGAAGTTTTTCGGTAAAATCTGCCTCCGATCTACCTAGCAACTCAGATGCTTTTAGTTTGTCACCATCTCGTTCTGAAGCCTCCATCATTTCTGACCAAAATTCTTGCCGCTCTTCTCTTGTTTTAATATGTTTCTTGTTACGTTGATTCTCTCTTGCTCTTATAGCCTTAGCTATTTCAGGTTTTTTTAGGTTCTCATCGCCTACCTGCCCTAATGTGTTGCCATTACCCTTGTAACCTGCTTTACGAGCCGCGTCTGTAGCATTACCGTCATATATATCTACAAATCTTTGCTGTTTAGTTGTAAGTTTTTTCATAATAATAATGGTTGGAATGGTTTATCTAATTTATTACTCTTGCTCAGATTATCAAACGTAATTATCTGTTCTGGCCTTGGCCGCGTCCTTTGCCCTGACCTTTTCCGATTCCTGATGACTTGCATGGTTTTTTATTTTTGTTTAATCTTTGTCCGGATGGTTGTCCTTGTCCTGATCCGTTTTGCTTTCTTACTGCCATAA